CCGACAGAGGCGTATTTGACCCGGCTGAACGCGGCGGTGCGGCAGGTCATATGCGAACACTGCCACAGGACTTCGCGGGGTCGGCGCCTCGACCCGCTGCTGTTCGAGCTGCGAGGGATCAGGAAAGGAAATGCGCGATGAGCGAGCAGACGTTCGAGCAATGGATGAAAGAGGTCGACGCCGCGCTGATGGAGTTCATCGGTCTTGAGAGCGACGATCTGGCCGACTGCGCGTATGCCGACATGTACGCAGACGAGATGACGCCAGCCGAGGCGATGCGCCGGGTTCTTGAGCAGAACGACTTCGCGGAGGAATATCTGCCAGCACAGTAAAAGGAGGGACGCGATGCTGAAGGTTCTCAGAGCGACGACGCGGATGCAGGGGAAGCGTGACAACGACTTCTGCTTCTGCGAGGGGGAGCTGGTGGGCTTGGGCCTGGAGTGCGACGACGGCCACGTCGACGACGCGTGCGGCTGCAGACGGTCGATGGTCGGCCTCGACACGCGCACGGCGGCGACCACGTTCGAGGTGGTCGAGGTTGATATAACGCCGGACGAGTTTGTCACCGCGCACCGCGAGTCGCTGCTGCGCGGCGGGTGGTTCATTCGCCCGGACGACGCGAATGACCTCGCCGAAGCGGCGGCGAAGGACGCCGATGAGATCATTCGCCTGGCGGCGGACTTCGAGATCGGCAGCGTCCTGGAGAAGCGCGGAAAATACGTCCGCCTGCGGGAAGGGCCCGAAAACGACAGGGGAACAGGAGGGCTGCTGACTTGAGCGATTCGATTGATCATCCAGCGCATTACACGTCTCACCCTTCGCGGATCGAGTGCATCGAGATCACCGAGCACATGAACTTCTGCATCGGCAACGCGGTGAAATATCTCTGGCGTGCGGGGATGAAAGGGGACGCTGTCGAGGATCTGAAAAAGGCACGCTGGTACATCGATCGGGAGATCCGAAGGCGGTCGAGAGATAGCGGTAAGTCCCAAATCCCAACGGGCAAATGACAAAGGAGAAGCGGCATGGCTGACAAGTCGAAAATCGAAACTCAAAACTCGAAAGTGAAAAGGGGCGGGACGTGGCGGATAAATCCTTGATCGAATGGACCGACGATTTACTTCCGCAGATTACTGGAGACGGGATTGCCGTTAGGGTTATCGTCCCAGTGCCGGCGGTGGTGGCAACTCACGCAGACGGCAACTACGTCCAGCCAGTGGCTGTGCGCATACCCAAGGTGGTGGTGATACTGTCTCGCCGGCTTGCCGCAATCGTGGCAAGGAAGGGCGCTCGGCTTCGTGATCCGGCCCTGACGGATCGCTTTCCTGAGCGCATTGCTGGCGTCTTCGCGGACTTTGACAGAGGGCGGAGAATGCCGTCTTTGCCGCCGGACCTTAACCCTACGGCAATCAATACATATGGCCGTACGCCCATCTCCACGGCTTTTATCAAGATCGAACTCCTCTTTTTCTTTCCACAATCGGCACTTCCAGCACCACTTGAGGCCCTGTTTCCGCTTTGCTTGATATTCAAGCACGGACAGTCCTACGCGCTTTGCAGCAACTTGTGTGATGCCAAATCGCGAACCCATAGGAGTCTCCTTTCTATATTGACTGGGTGAATTATACCCAGTCTATTGGGGAATGTCAATGGCCGATGCAACAAAAATTAGTTGGGCAGACGCAACCGTGAACCCAGTCCGCGGCTGCACGAAGTGCTCGCCGGCGTGTGAGCACTGTTATGCGATCCGGACGGTGGCGTGGTTGGCGCGGATGCACCCGGACGAGCCGAGATTCGCGGGGCTGGTGGCCGACGGGCGGTGGACCGGCAAGCTCACCCTCGACGACTCGGCGCTGCTCAAGCCCCTGCACTGGCGCAAGCCGCGTGCGATCTTCTGGGTGTCACTCGGCGACCTGTTCCATGAGCAGGTCCCGACCGAGTTTATCGACCGGTGCTTCGCGGTGATGGCCCTGACGCCGCAACATCATCACATCGTGCTGACGAAACGACCGGAGCGGATGGTCGAGTATGTATCTGCGAAAGCGGCCTTCCCGTTGTCCAAGTCACCGGAAACACGCATCGGCCTTCTCGCGATGGAGATTGCCCGGAGGCCGAGGCGTTGGACATGCGCGACCGCGGTCTGGGCGTGGCCGCTTCCGAACGTCCACCTCGGCATCTCATGTTGGGATCAGGTGTCCTTCTACGCGGCGGCCGGGGTATTGGGGAGACTCAAGCGGAGGGGATGGTCAACCGGGGTATCACTCGAACCACTACTTGGACCGGTCTTTATGGGTTTATGTTGGGGCCAACCGATTGAGCCCGATCCTGACGACCCCTCTCATCGGGAGGACAGCCCGACGGGATTCATCGAGTGTTATTCGGGTCGGCACTGGACACCGATTTCGTCGGGGGCCTGCCTCGACTGGATCATCGTCGGGGGCGAATCCGGTCCCGGCGCCCGACCGATGCACCCCGATTGGGTCCGGTCGATTCGCGAGCAGTGCGCGGCGGCGCAGGTGCCGTTTTTCTTCAAGCAGTGGGGCGCGTGGTCGCCCACCTGGCCTCAATATCAAGCAACGAGCCCGGCCGAGGGAGCAAACGGTCGCAATGTGAAATACATGGAGGGGACAGCTACAAGAAGGTCCTCGGTCTCCCCGAGCCCCAGGCTCCGGGGCTTGACGTGTGAGAGAATCACCTTGAGGAAATTACGCCCCGCTCTTTCATTTGAACGCCGACGTCCACGCCATCCACGGTCACGTCGGCCAGCAGCCTGCCGAACGCGTCGCGTTTGCGTTTGCCGACGAATTCAAGCGTGACGATCTTCCCGCCGATCAGTTCCTCGAGCGCAGCCTTTGCCTCGGCACCTCCCGCCTCTCTCAATTCCGGCGCATCGATAGAGGCAATGCGGACGGACGTGTTCTCAGCGTCATACATGATCTTGAAGGTATCCCCGTCGATGACGCGCAGAACCCGGAAGCTCCGCGCGGTGATCACGCGGGTCTCGTGGAGATCGCTCGCCGGCGTTTCCGATGAACCGCAGGACAGGAGTCCGGCAAGACTGAACGCCAGAATGATTCGAGCCATTTTCATGTCTGCTTGATAGCCTGTCCGTTGCGCGACGTCAAGCGCTTTCTCGCCGATTGTGTGACGAATCGCAACACGCCTGCATCCTCCAGCCGCGTCTGCTGATAAAAACACCCCTTCATAATACCCCGGGCCAATTCAAAGCCCGCCACGGCGAGCTGCGGGCCTCCAGCGCAGCGTATGAGCCATAACCCCCTGAAACCGCGACACTTGCAACGCATCGCCCGGCGTCAGTCCAGGCAGAATCGCCCTCTGGCTGGGCGCCCGCTTTACCAGCCGCTGGTATCAACCATACCACGCCGTGGTATCAACCTGGTTGCCCCGCACCCCAACGCGTCGTATGAGAACAGCGGACAGACGCTATCCCTTGAGGGTTCCGCATGAGCACGCCGACAGACGCCGAACTCCTGGTGTTGGTCAAGGGCGCGCTCTCCGGCACGCTCACGCGGGCCGCGTCTCAAATCACCATCGCGGGCCGGACGCTGACGTCCCTCTCCATCCCCGACCTGATTACGCTGAGAAACGATCTGGAGCAGAGGATCCGCGCGGCGGCGGGGACGGACCGTCCGGTGGTGGCGCGCTTTAGGAAGCCGAGCTGATGGCGAAGCGGCGGAAACGACGACGACCGGTTGAGATCCTGGCCGACGAGAAGGCCCGGCTGGAGCTGGACACGATTCGCCTGCGGCGTTCTGAGGTGCGGCGGCTGAGGAAGGAACAGGTGTTGTTATCGAGTTACGCTGCGGCCGAGAAGCACCGGCTGACGCAGGACTGGCCCTACAAGACCGTGTCGGCCGACAGGGCGATCATCACCGACTCGCGGACGCTGAACGCCAGGGCGAGACTGGCGGTGCGCGACAACTGGATGGGCCGCAGCGTCGTGCGTGCCTATCGCCGGCGGGTGGTCGGCATCGGCATCACGCCGAAGTCGGCGGCCGCAGACCCCAGAACGGGCGAGGTGACGGACCGCTTCAAGCAGTTCAACCAGGAGATCGACTGGTGGTGGCGCCGCTGGGCGCGGAACCGGCTCTGGTGCGACTCGGAGAAGCGCAAGTCGTTCACCGAGCTGGAGGGTTTGTCCATCGAGGAGTTCGCGGTGGTCGGCGAGGCGCTGGCGCTCGTCTGCTACGTGCCGACCGAGGAGATGGTCGGCCTGCGAATTCAGATGCTGGAGCCGGAACAACTGGACTCCGAGAAGATGCGGAACCCGGACACCGGGAATGAGGTGCGCGGCGGGGTTGAGATCGACGGAGACACCGGCGCGGCGGTGGCGTACTGGCTGTACGTTCAGGGGTATGACACGGTGCGGCGAACGCGCGGGGGCTCGAAGCGGATCCCGGCCGACCGCGTGCTGCACGTTTTTCGACAGGAGCGGGCGAGGCAGACGCGCGGGGTCACGGCGTTCTCGGCGGCGTTGGTGAAGATGTGGCATACGCAGATGTACGAGGAATATCAGTTGATCGCGGCGCGGCTGGAGGCGTGCCAGGGCGGGGCGATCGAGACGGCCACACCGGAGTCGGGGAGCATCATCGGTCTGCCCTACGGCAGCGGCGACAGTGGCACCGACTCCCAGGGCGCAACCGAGGTGGTGATGGAGCCGGGGATGATGCCGAAGCTGCCTCCCGGCGCGAAGGTCAACTGGCGGCAGTTGAGCAGACCCGGCAATCAGTACGACCCGTTCGTGAAGGCGCAGATCGGCCACGTCGCTGCAAGCCTGGGACTCGACTACGCGCAGGTGGCGCGGGACTTCTCGCAGGGCAACTTCAGCTCGCAGCGGCAGGGCACGCTGGAGGTGGACAAGGAACTGGACGCGATCGAGAAGCTGCTGATCGACGCCTGGTGCCGTCCGGTTCGCGAGGCGTTCAAGCTGTACGCGGTGCTGGAAGGCCGCGTGCAGGCGCCCGGATTCTTCGATTCCCCGGAGATGACGGCCGCCTACATGGAGGACGTGTGGCAGGGGCCGCCGAAGCCTTGGATCGATCCGGCGAAGCAGGCGGCGGCCGCGAAGATCATGCTCGATTACATGTTAACGACGCGGCGGGACATCTTTAACGAGCGGGGCGTCCACGTCGAGGAGCAGGCCAGGCAGAGCGGCCGCGAACGCGAGATCTACGGGGACGAGGGCATCGAGCTGCCGGAGGCGGCGAAGGGGAAGCCGAAGGTGGCGAAACAGGAGCCGCGGCCGGCGAAGAAGCAGCCCGAGGAAAATGAGCCGGCAGAAGAGGGCCGAGAGCGCGACCGCGTGACCGAAGCGGTGCTGGCCGACGCGCTCGGCCCCGAGCTGGCCGAGATCGTCATGAGCGAGGAGGAATAAGATGCCCATTCCGGGCTGGCATTCGGCGCGGCTGAAGGATCCGGCGCGGTTCGCCGCGAATCCGGTGTGGAAGAACGGCAAGCCGGGCAGGTTCCGCACGGGCCACGGCCCGACGACGATTTACGGGAAGGTGAAGGTCCCGGCGGCTGAAACAAACCGCCGATGCGATCGGCCGGCGCGCAAAGGGCGTGAAGTCTCGGATGACACACGCGGGCGCGAGTATGTTCAGTGGCGTCGACGGGATCGAGGTGATGCTGGGCCGGGTGACCGACGCGAAGGTCATCGGCGATCACGTGCGCGGGACGGTCAGGTTCGGCAGCTATGCCGAGATATCTCCGCGCGGCGATCTCAAGGGCTACCTCTTGCGGGTGGCGAACGAAGACCCGGAGGTGATCGGGTTGTCGATTGTGTTTGAAAGGGCGGAGTTTCACGAGAGGCAGGCGAAGGACGGGACGCCGCTGCCTCCCGCGGGGCGACTCCGAGACGTGATAGCCGTGGATTTCGTCGGCGACCCCGGCGCGAACCCGAAGGGGTTGTTGAGCCAGGGAGAGCTCGCCGCAGAGACCTACAGGTGCGAGTGCCTGGACTGCGGCCACACGCTGACGAGCAAGAAGCACTGCCGGGACATGCGGTGTTCGAAATGCGGCGGCGAGATGCGGCGGGTGGAACGTCCCGGACCTGGAAGCCGGGAGAAGCAGTCCCAGGGGAAACAAGGTCCCGATGAATCGGAACCACTGTCAACAGGAGGAGAGGCGATGAAACTGAACGGAGTGCAGAGGAAGTATCTGAAGTCGGTTGGTCTGAAGGACGACGCGACGGAGGATGACGTGAAGGCGTTCGTCGAGGACCTGGCGGCCGATCAGAAGGCGATTCTGGATGGGCTGGCAGACCGCGACGCGGACGGCTCGAAGCCGGGCGACCCGCCTGCAAAGAAGGACGCAGGAGACGGGACGCCTCCGGACACCCAGAGCGCGGCCCGCGCGGAGACGGAGACGCTTGACGCCGAACGCAAGCGGGTGACGGAACTACGGTCGATCGCGCAGCAGTCGGGCGTGGACGACGCGACCATGTTCGAGTGGATCCAACTCGGCACGAAGCCGGAGGAGGCGAGC